TAGATGAAATAGGTGCTTTGGAAACTAAAGTAGAAAAATATGAAACTGTAGTTGAAGCAGGGCGTGCCTGTGTAATCAGAGGTAAAAGCGGATGAGTTGTTCTGAGGTAATAATTGATGCCGCTAAAAGGGCTGGCATTGAATTTGATGCAGATGAAGCGCAAGAAATTGTAGATATCCTTGAGGAACGCTTATCCAAGCGCGTTGAAAATGCTTTAGCTGATGAGTATGAGGATATATTCAAGCTTGCTAGGAATATAGCAAAGCAAGCTAGGATCAATGCTGTCATTGAAAAAAGAGCCAGAATATTAAATGCAAAAGCCTATGTTGACATTATGTCTGCTATTGCAAAAAACCCGAAAGACCCAGCAGAAGCTTTGTCAGCTATATTGGTTGGCAGCGCAAGGTTAGGAAATCTTAGCAGTGTTGATGCACGCCAACACGCATTAAACACAAATTACCAAGGAAGCTTGCTTGCCGCACTAAGGGAAGCAAACCTTGAAAGTGTGTTCAAAAGCAAAGACATGGAAGCTTTAATTTATGAGGCCATGTTTGATGCAGATAAGTTTAATGTAGATCAAACTTTAGGCAAGGAAGCAAAGCAAGTAGCTGAGATTATTAAAAAGCACCAAAAGCTAAGATTGGACAGAAAAAATTTGCATGGTGCTGTTATTGCTGAAACAGAGAATTACGCTGTACGGCAGGGGCATGATCCTATTTTGTTGCGGAATGGTGCTAAAACAGCAGAAGAAATGGAAGCAGCCAAGAATAGTTGGGTTGCTTATATGCTTGAGCGAAACAGTGACGGAAGTTTAAAAAGGCTAAGTCCAAAAACATTTGACAACAAACCGTCCACTAAAGAAGTGAACAATAAAAAAGTTCCCTACACTGAAGAAATGTTCCTTGGTGATATGTGGACTAATCTTGTTAGTGGGCAGCATCAAAATGTTGGCTCTATACGCGGTGATGATGGTCAGATTGATGTTGTATCTGCCTTTAAAGGGCCATCAAACTTAGCAAAGAAACTAAGCCAGAGCCGCGTAATACATTTTAAAAATGGCACAGAAGCTTACGAATATTCAAAAAAATACACACGAATGAGTTTGGTAGATGCTGTTATGTCTGGCATTGACCATGACGCTCAAGCTATTGGCCTGATGGAAGTGTTCGGCACAAACCCTGCTGCAATGTTTGATAGAGTTATGACCGACATAAAAAGTGGGGCTAAAGAAGACATATTAACATTGGACAGAATAGGCGAAATTAAACTTAGGAATCAATTTAAAGAAATTGATGGCTCATCTAAATCAAGGGGTGCTGGCAGACCTGTAATGTTTGGTGCTGATTTTGCTGGCATTGCTTCTGGTTGGCGAATGATACAGTCAATGGCAAAGCTAGGCGCGGCTACCATTTCATCATTTGGTGACATTGCTACAAATGCTACTTTTATTAATAGTAACACAAACAGAGGCATATTCGGTTCATACGCTCAAGCCCTTGGCTTTGCTTTTAAAATGTTCCCTAAAAAAGAGCAGAGGCAATTAGCTTATCTTTTGGGCGTTGGGATTGATGGCGCAATGGGAAGCACTCACGCTAGGTTTGGCTCTAATGACAGTCTCCCTGGAGTAATAGGAAAAGCGCAGCAACATTATTTTCGTTTAAATTTAATGACATTCTGGAACGATGCACAGAAGTCAGGTGTAGCTAAAATATTAGCTGCTGATTTGGCTACATATAAAAATGATGCGTTTGGAAGCTTAAATGTTAGAACGCGGAATGGCCTAAAAAGATACGGCATCGATGAAGCCGAATGGGATGTAATGCGTCAGATGGATATGGCTGCGGCTGATGGTCGTGAGTATATGTTCGCTGGTGGAATAGATACTATCCCTGATAGCGTCATTGAAGCAGCGGCATTGGCTAAAATTAATGCTGGCAGAAAGCGTAAAATTAAACAGCCTACTCAAGCCGCTATTGATAAGTACAAGAATGATTTAGCAACAAAATATTCAATGTATATAACGGATTCCGCTGACACCGCTATCCCAACACCAGGGGCGAAAGAACGCGCTTACATGAATTTAGGCACTGAACGCGGTACTGTTGTTGGAGAAGCTGTCAGAGCATTTATGCAATTTAAAGCTTTCCCTGTTACCTATGTGACTAAAGCAGCCCAGCGGCAGCGTTATGCAAGAATACAAGAAGGCAAAAGCGGTATTTTTGGCATAGCGCAGATGATGGTTGGCACCACTATGATGGGCTATCTATCTGTCACTATGAAAGATATTTTGAAGGGCAAAGACCCTCAAGATGTATTTAGTGATGAGTATGGAATAAACCCTAAGTTATTGACTAGGGCTTTCGTCCAAGGTGGCGGTGCGGGTATATACGGCGATTTTCTGTTTGGTGAATATGGTGGCTATGGCAGAGGGCTTATTCAAACAATGTCTGGGCCAACATTCGGCAGCATAGATGATATTGGTAACATTTATGCAAGTGCGCGGTCTGGTGACGCAGACGCTTTGCAAAGAAACGTAACTAGATTTGTTACAAGCAATGTGCCTGGAATGAACCTGTTTTATACAAAGACAGCATTAGATTACTTGTTCATACACGGAATGATGGAACACGTTAGTCCAGGGTATTTGCGGCGCATGGAAAAAAGAATGAAGCGCGATATGGATCAGACTTTTTATTTTCCACCAAGTCAATCGGCAGTTAGGTTTTAACAGGGTTTCTAAAGAGGGTAATCTTTGGTATATTAGGCGAGTGTTTGGAGACATGAAATGACAGTTAGCAGCACCACTACAAGAAACAGTTATAGCGGCAACGGTAGCACAACCATATTCGCTTATAATTTTAAGGTCTTTGATGAGAATGATCTTACAGTTATTTTGCGTAATAACGCCACTGCCACTGAAACTGTGCAAACATTAACCACGCACTATTCTGTGTCAAATGTTGGTAATGCTAACGGCGGGAATGTCACATTTGTTTCTGCTCCGGCTACTGGCATAACTGTTGTTATCCGGCGCACATCAGCCCAGACACAGACTACAGATTACACGCCTAATGATCCATTCCCTGCTGAATCACATGAAGATGCGTTAGATAAAATTACATTTATCGCACAGGAAATCCAAGAAGAATTAGATCGTGCTATTAAGATTTCGCGCACGAACACTATGACTTCAACAGAATTTACTGTTGGCTCTGCTGATCGTGCAAACAAAGTGTTGGCTTTTGATAGCAGCGGTGAGATTGCTGTTACGCAGGAACTTGGCACTTACAAAGGGAATTGGGCTGCATCTACGCAATATTATGTAAGAGACTTAATCAAAGATACTAATAACAACAATATATACATCTGTAATACAGCGCACACTTCTAGTGGCTCACAACCTATTACCACAAACACAGATAGCGCAAAATGGACGTTGATTGTAGACGCGGCAGCGGCATCTTCAAGTGCAAGTGCGGCGGCAGCTAGTGCATCAGCTAGTGCATCATCCGCATCCGCTTCGGCAACATCTGCCTCAAATGCCTCAACATCAGAAACAAATGCGGCATCAAGTGCCTCATCTGCGTCATCATCGGCTTCGTCTGCTTCATCATCGGCTAGTGCTGCTACGACTGCACAGGCAGCAGCGGAAGCTGCTTTAGATACGTTTACGGATCAGTATTTAGGGGCAGCGGGTTCAGACCCCACGACAGACCTAGACGGCAATGCGCTGACTGATGGCGATTTATATTTTGACACAACCAATAATGTGATGAAGGTCTACGATCTTGGCACAACAACTTGGAAGCAGCTAACGCCAACAGCAGCGCAGCAGACTAACATTGATACCGTAGCTGGGATTTCCAGTGATGTAACATCTGTAGCCGGTGTGTCTGGTGATGTAACAACTGTAGCTGGGAATGTATCTAATGTCGGCACTGTTGCTGGTTCAATCAGCAATGTGAATACTGTTGGCACAAACATAACGTCAGTTATCAATGCGTCAAACAGCATTTCTAGCATCAATAACTTTGGTGATACTTACTTTGTAAGTGCAACAGCACCGTCATCACCTACTCTTGGTGACTTGTGGTTCGACACAACAAACAACATTATGAAAGTGTATAGTTCTGGCGGATTTGTAAACGCTGGTTCATCAGTCAACGGCACAGCTAACCGTTATGCGTGGACTGTAGGTACAGCATCAGGAACATATACAGGTAGCACCACAGTATTCCCAGCAACTTATGACGCTGGTTATGTCGATGTGTTCCTAAACGGTGTCAAGCTGTTGGTTGGAACAGACGTTACGGCAACAAACGGCACAGATGTAACACTAGCTACAGCCGCAGCGACTAATGATATTGTCGAGATTGTGGCTTACGGCACCTTTACTGCGGCAACTGCGCTGTCTCTGGGTGACAATGAGAAGATACAGCTAGGTGCTTCTCAGGACTTGCAGATTTATCACGATGGTTTGAGCAGTTATGTTGCAGACGTTGGTACAGGAGACTTGCGCTTAACAAGCAATGGTGCCGCAATTAGAATCCATGCAGACCAAATTAACTTATCTAATGCTGCTGGAAGCAAAGATTCTTTGATTGCATTAAATGGCGGGGCAACCACTCTTTACTACGACAACGCAGCCAAAATAGCCACCACAGCCACAGGCGTTGATGCAATCAACACTGCTGGAAGTTCTACTTCTAGATTTGGTTCTACTTATAACACTGGTGCAAACGATGGAACGCTTGTTATTGGCAATGGCGGCAGCGGCAAAGCAATGCTGCGTTTTGATTACGAAGGCACAAATACAGACAGGGCAAGGATTGGTGTAAGTTCATCCGCACAGCAGTTAGAGTTTTACACAGCGGGTGACAATAAGCGGGCTACGCTAGATGCAAGCGGCAATCTGCTGGTGGGTAAGACTGCATCTAATGTTGCTGACGAAGGCGCAGAAATACGCTCAAGTGGCTTTACTGGATTAACGGTAGATGGCGGTGCGGGTTTAACAATCCGGCGGCTAACAAGTGATGGCGAGTTGCAGTCGTTCTTCAAAGACACCACAAAGGTGGGGTCGATTGGCAACACTGGCACTGAATTTTACATCGGCACTCCATCAGGTTCAGATGGTTACATCCGCTTCCAATCACAAGGTCTTGTCCCTTGTACCAGCACAGGTGCTAACAGCGATGGCACAATGCAGCTTGGTACTGCGTCTGGCCGTTTTAGTGACCTCTACCTATCCGGCGGTGTCTTTTTAGGCGGAGTAGGTTCAGCGAACTATCTAGATGATTATGAGGAGGGTACTTGGACGCCACAAATTTGGAAAGGTTCTACTCAAGTAACATCCCCTACTTCGGCATTTGGCCAATACAGAAAAATAGGAGATGTTATTTTCTATAGTTTTTATTTTTTCAAAAACTCTGGAAGCAATACTGACAGTAATCTTTGGAACTTAAGAGGGATGCCTTTCGCAATGGAAACTGCCGCCGCTTCCGGCTATACTTGTTTGACAGCTGGTTACACAGGGATAAATAGTGTTAATTATTTTAACCAAGCAGGTTCTCATAGGTGGCAAAACAACGGCAGCAGCAAATTTGATTTATATGGCCCACAACAAACTACACAGTGGACTAGCGGTCATATAGAATTTGCCGGATATGGTTTTGTATATCAAGCTTAACATAACCTGATTGGATTATCAGGTCAGACAGTCCATCCATAGGAGATAAAAATGGCACTAACAGAAGAACAAGTACAAGACAAAATCGAAATCGTAGGTGACTACAAGCACGTTCAAGTACGCACCGCAACCGTTATCAAGCGTGATGGCGTTGAGATTAGCCGTAGCTTTTCACGGCACGTTGTAGCACCTAACGATGAC